GAGTAAACCTCCCGGAACAATACGGCGGCGAAACAATCGAATTTGGCGGCGGTTCTAAGATGAAACGCTACAACATGGGTGCAACATTCGGCCCTGTCGATGTTGATCTTTCAAAGACACAAGTACCTAGTGGCGATGATGTCATGGGCGGAAGTGTTCGATACAGATTTTCCGAGAACGGCGACGTTACCTTGGAAGCAACAGATGATGGTCGCTCCGGCCGCATCGGGCTTAACTACAGATTTTAACGGCTACCCTGCAATCCCGCAGGCCCCGTGAATACACTACGGCTACCCTCAGCCATGAGGCCCCGTGAGATAGGAGAATAAAATGGCAAAACCTAAAGGGCATCGCGCCAATAAAGCAAATGATAGCTTCGGTACAATTAACGACAACAACTTATATCGTGGAAAGTATCGAGATGAAGTTTATCAGGATGAAGACGAAGTAGCAACTGTCGAGGACCCCTCAGAAGAAGAGGCTACTCCAGAGACGAAAGAAGAAGCTAGTTTCGCACAGCCCAAAGAGGGATCAGACACCGATTATAAAAAACGGTATGACGATCTCAAGAGACACTACGACAGTAAGCTCGAAGAATGGAAGCAAGAGCGAGAAGATCTCGCAAAGGCTCAACAAGCAGGACGCGACAGCGGACTACAGAACTCAGAACTACCCAGAACTCCCGAGGAGTTGGACCAGTTCAAAGCGAAGTACCCTGATGTCTACGCAATTGTTGAGACAGTATCTTCCCTCCAAGCAGAGAGCAAGTTGCAGACTCTAAAGCAGGAAGTAGAAACGCTCAAAGGTCGTGAGCAAGACCTGAAGGTACAGAGTGCGTATAAAGAACTCTTAAATGCACACCCTGACTTTCCGGACATCAAGACAGACGAGCAGTTCTTGGTTTGGTTGGACGACCAGCCAGAGTCGATCTCTAACGGGATCTACAAGAACAATACTGACTCTAAGTGGGCCATCCGTGTTGTTGATCTGTATAAAGCAGACAGAGGAATTGGCAAGAAGACTCCTAAAAAGTCTCGAGATGCTGACCCAGCCGCAGTAGTCACCCGAACGGCTACAAAAGATGTGACTGGAGAAGCCCAGACAGATAAGAAGATCTGGAAGGCTTCAGAAATTGGCCGACTAAAGCCGTGGGAGTTCGAGAAAATCGAAAGTGAAATCGACGCCGCACGAGCAGAAGGCCGAATTGACTATTCACAATAACTAACCTAACTATCTCATAAGGAAGGGTAATAACATGGCTTTTAATAGCGCATCAGGTTACAACAACCTGCCTTCAGGTAACTTTACTCCTGAGATTTTTTCTCAGAAAGTCCTGAAGTTTTTCCGTCGTGCCTCTGTTGTAGAGGATATCACAAACACTGATTATGCAGGTGAAATCGAGAACTTCGGTGACACAGTCCGCATCATCAAAGAACCTACAATCACTGTATCTGCATACTCACGTGGTGCTGTGGTAAACCCACAAGACCTCGCTGACGACCAGATCACAATGGTTGTTGACCAAGCGAATGCTTTCGCGTTCAAGATCGACGACATCGAAGAGCGTCAGTCACACGTTAACTTTGAAGCGTTGGCTACATCTTCAGGCGCGTTCTCTCTGAAGCGTAAGTACGATGCTAACGTCCTCCAAGCAATGGCTGACGGTGCTGGCAACACAGGTACTGACTTCGGTACTGCGGCCGCTCCAATCAACATCTACACAGCGGCAACCAAAGGTGACACTGCTGTAAACTTGATGTTAGCAATGGCACGTTCAATGGACGACCAGTCTATTCCAGAAGAAAACCGTTTCTTCGTCGCACCTCCTGCTTTCTACGAAGCGTTGTTTGGTGCGGGTGCTAAGTTCGCAGAAGTACAGGTAACTGGCGACGGAACTTCACCATTACGTAACGGTCTCGTCATGCAGGGCAACATTGCAGGTATGGCTTGCTACAAGTCAACTGCGCTGAACAACTCTGGTACTGACGTTGTGACTATTACTTCACAGGACACTACAAACGACTTCG